GCTACTAACAAACTTTTTGGAGATAATGATGGAGAGATTCCTGACTACTCTCAAATCTAACATTTCAATTGCGTTATTCAGCCACGATCTCAATGATTGATCAGATCATTGATTGAATGATCGAAAGGATTTTGTTACCTTCAAGTGGATACAGTCATCAGCTCGTTCAAATTACGATTTGTCCACTTCTTACGTCACTGTAGGTTGTACGACCTACGCTAATTCAGCCTTACGCTCATTGAATGCTGCAACTAAAGAAATCATTTTTTCAAATGACTTAATCATACCTTATGGGCTGACAACCCATTATTCAGTCACATCATTACACTACAATAATTAAATGCTTTTCTGGAAATATTCCGTCAAGCATTTACCAATAGATGATTTTAGAAATCATTTACTGATGAATTATTTATACACTATTGGCAAAATATTGTCAATAATTATTTTTCTTTAATTTTTTATACCGTTTATCTACTGCTTGCCAAGTACAGCCTAGCTCTTTTGCTATTTGTGACTTAGTCATTTGATTGTTATCAATAAGATCAACAAGATCATACTTACTCCAATCATACGTAATATTATTATTGACTTTTCCTGTACATTGTTTTGAGCAATATTTATTGCTACGTAATTTTGGTTTACCACATACAGGACAAGTATCATATAAGTCACTTTTGTTGACTGATGGGTTGCTATTCAATGCTAATTCTTCATTAAAATACTGTTTCTCTGTATCAATTTCTCTAATTCCCTCGTGAATTTCACGATGACAATTAGCACATACCATTATACATTTTTTTAATTCTTTCACAGTTCTATCCCAAGAATAAGCAGTTGTAGACAGTGCTATTTCTTTTGTTTCAGGTTTTAAATGGTGAAATTCTAATGCTGTATCACAAGCATTATATCCACAACATTGGCATTTTCCACCAAAACATTTTATCATACTAGCTTTTCTTCGTCTAGTATATGCGGTCATGTATGTAGTACTACTTTTTCTCATATTTGTATCCTTTATCGGTTATACAAATATTTATAAAAAATTTATGAAAAATTAGCCTTGGTTATATTAAAAAATGGTTGCGGACTCCGACTCGATACGGAAATTCTTGGTTATGAGCCAAGTGTGATACATTTCACTAATCCGCTATAAATGGTTCGATGGGCTGGACTTGAACCAGCATGAATGACATGGTTTATAAGACCACCGCTACAACCAGTTTAGCTACCACCGAATACAATAAATTTTGGCGGAGAATACGGGTGCTGCCCCCGTGACGCCGCCGTGACAGGGCGGTGTTTTACTGTTAAACTAATTCTCCAATAAAAGCTTTCTTTCATTATTTATAAGAGAGAGGATTCTTTAAAATCCTCTCTCGTCCGCAGTATTCCACAAGCTGAAAGGAAAAAGATTTGTGGAAACACTAAAAAAGGAAGTAGAATTTTTGACTAATTTTTTGAGGACTTTAATTATAACGGATAACAAAAATTGCCCTGTCGTGGAAGAACCCTGAGTCGGTTTTGAGTTAAACTGTTAGGATTACTTGTTTATCTACACCACTTATCATTCATCGGTTTATTAAAAAGCTATTATGAATGATTTGCTAGATAGCCCTTTTAATCATAATTGGTTTCAATGTATAATCATACATTTACTTATGTTTCACACCAACGTAAAGGTTTATGATTTAGTGAAACGTTCTATTTACAATGTTTTTATAACTATCATTTCTCACTTGATGATCTATATATAACATTTTGTAAAACGTTTGTCAAGATCATTTTTCAAAATTTTTTATAAAAAATGGTAGTTGAGGACGGGATCGAACCGCCGACACGAGGAGTATGATTCCACTGCTCTACCAACTGAGCTACTCAACCATTTTATTAAAAATATGTAAGTCATTGACCTTAAATGATTTATAATAAATGATGTAATATCAATGACTTACAAAAAATGGCGTGAGATGAAGTATTTGAAACTCCCTAAGGCAAATTAACAGTTTGCTGCCCAACCACTAGGCCAATCTCACATCTTATAAATGTTAAAATGTATAACATACTAATTTTGGAGAACGATACCGGAATTGAACCGATGTACGAGGATTTGCAGTCCTCTGCATGAGCCACTCTGCCAATCGTCCTTTATATCGTTTAAAAAATTGTGTAAGTCATTGGTTTATTATACCTGCAAAAAATGATGTAAAATCAATGACTTACGAAAATGGAGGAAAAGTAGGGATTCGAACCCTAGGGAGACCATAAGCCTCCGTCTGATTTCAAGTCAGGTGCATTAAACCACTCTGCCACTTTTCCAATACTGGTCGGAATAGCTGGATTCTAACCAACGACATCTTGCTCCCAAAGCAAGCGTTCTAACAGGCTGAACTATATTCCGAAATTTAGTCCCTACGGGATTTGAACCCATGTGGCAAGAATGAAAATCTTGAATCCTAACCGTTTAGATGAAGGGACCATATCTGGTGCCGCTTGAGAATTTTGCAATCCCGACCTGCTGTTTACAAAACAGCTGCTACTACTTCTGAGCTAAAGCGGCGTATCACTCATATTTACAATGTTTTATAGCTATCGTTTCAAGATGATTTATTTCTATCATTTTCAAAACGATTTGTCAAGAACATTTATCAAATTATTTTTTACCTCGCTTTTTACCATTTTGAGGTACAAATTCTTTCACATATTTGAATAACTGTTTTACAAGATTTGGTTGAGAATGCTTATAACCAGTTTCTTTCACTAACTCTTCAAAACCTACATTACTATATATCTCATATAATTTAGTATAATATTCTATAGTTTCTTTCTGCTTTTGTTCGTTTAGTAAAGCATTCTGTTTAAGCTCTTCTTGTTTGGCTTCGTATTTCTCCCAATCATACACAGCTCCTTTTATCCATCCTTTATCTAACCATTCTTGTAATTCATCTATATGAATACGTTTGGTTTGATGAAGTTCTGGTTTATTAATAAGGCAAGTTCCATATTGAGAGTTTTTATTACCAGCTTGTGCTATTGAGGTAGCGTTACCAATCTTTTGTTTTGTTTCTTCAGTATGTTTACGTCCATACCAAAAACTATTCTCTTTAACATAGTTTTTCTTAAACGTTGCTACACGTTTTTGTCTAACCTCTTCTGTAAATGAGTTTTCTATAAATTTATCATGCCACTTAGCATAATATTCTTTATCTTTAAGTTTTTCTTTAAAAACATCTGAACCCATTGTTCCGATTTTTTGACGATCTTCATGAGTTAGAACGGTGTTAATATAATCAAAGCCACCATCACCACCAACTTTCATATTATATGTGTCAGGGCGTTGAACAAATGCTTCATTAACAATTTCCGCTTCTTTTCTGTTCATAGCTTCTAACGAGTCACATTCATATAATATGGTTTTACTGAAATTTATGCTACCATATTTGTTCATTGCTCGTCTTATAAGCTTTCCTGAACCCATATAACCATCATTTTTATCGGTTGTTTGGTGTTTTCCAACATATATCTTTCCATTGATATTATTGGTAATTTGATATATTAAATAATACAACGTTATTCCTTAAATGATTTATATTATGAGTATATATCGTTTAGAAACATTTATCAAATTATTTTTCTTAAATCATCTTTACGTAATGATTACGAGGGGTAATTTAGCCTACAACGTTTAATAGAAACTCTTTATCTACTTCTTCTTTTTAGAAGAAGTCTCAACCACCTTTTCCGTTTTAACCTTTGTAGAGCATTTAGGTGCTTTACCAATGCTTGAAGAAAGGTTTGTAGTAGAAGGATTTAACTTAGAGAGTTTACCCCAACGTTTGTTAAAGGCGATTTCCTCCAAGGTTTTCTTATGAGGTTCCATTGGCATATTATTTCTCCTGAAATATTTTGTTGAAAAAAGATTTTTAAATAATGGTGGGGGATCTAGGTAACGCTCCTAGCGGGTCCGAAGACACGAGTTTTACAGACTCGGCTATCTCTTTAGTAGTCTACTCCCCCATAAGTTTAGATAATATCATTTTCACGATTATTTATAACTATCAATCTCACTTGATGATTTATATATAGCTTTATTCCAAATGATTGTCAAGAACATTTTTCAAAAAATTTTCGAAAATGATAAATAATGAGGAATTTGAAGGAGTTATGGTAATGAAAGAACAAATAAAATCTTTACTAAATGCTCTTAAAGACTTGTCTGTAAAGTCTTGGGAAAGCATGAAAAAGATTAGTAAAGAATCGTTTAAGAAAATAAAATCTGCTCTTATAGCGTTTATTAAAATCTTTTATGAATGCTCTATCAATCTTTTATCATCGTTGAATAAGATGTTAATAACCTTCTTAGCATCTATGGATGAAATGCTTGCAAAAGGTATTTCCGCAATCTTGAAAACGATTTATGAAAAGATTATTAAAAGCATTTCAAAATGGTAAGAAAAAGAGGGCTTATGCCCTCTTATTTCTGTTTATTCCAAAGTTGTGAGTTTTTCTTCAAGTTCACCAATCTTATCTCTTAAAGCTTGTCTTTCTGCTTTGATTTCCTCAAACTCTTTCTCATCAATCTGACCCTCAACATATTTCAATGTCTTGTAATCAGATTCTGCTAGCTGATCTTTAAGATCACTGATCTCTCTTTCGATCAATTCTTTTTCAGTTGGTTCAGGTTCTACTGGTTCTTCTTCAACTGGAATGGCTTCATACTGCCATGCCTTGCCAACGTATTTAATCTTGCAACCTTCTTGTGGATCTAAAGGTGCACTAAATGTTGCATTTGCAGGGAGAAGATAGACTTCTTTACCCTGTTGTTCTGTTTCCAATGGATCGAGCTGACAATCCCTCTCACCAATGTAATAACCATCGTCATCATATGCATAAGCTTTCATATATTATCTCCTTTGCTATTACTATTTACCAGTAGAACCAAATCCACCTGTTCTTACACCATCTGCTTCATCATCTTCTGTAATGCCAAACGGTAAGAAAATACCTTGACAAAATGCTTTACCTGCTTCTAGCTCAAGGGTGGCATTACCTTCGTTACATAGCTTAACCTTGATATGTCCTTCATTTAATGCTTCATAATAATCAGCATCAATGATTCCACATGTATTGGCTAAACGTGTTTTGTACTTAAAGCCTAACCCTGATCTTGGGAACAATGCTAATACCCAACCATCTTTAATCTTGGCTCGAATACCCGTGTTTACTACAGTAGATTCTCCTGGTAAAAGCTTTAATGGAAATGGTGTAATGAAATCATATCCAGCAGCTTTTGATGTTCCACGCTTTGGTAAAATGATTTTCTCATAATCATTTTCGTTTAAACCTTCTTCTTCCCATTGTTTAAGGCTAATCTGTTCAAATTTTGCTACTCTTTCTGTCATAAATCGTTTTCCTCTAAAATAAAAAAGAACCTAACTCTTTCAAGTCAGGTTCAATATAGCCTTTAATTAAATCGTTGTCAATAATTATTCGGAAACAACTTCTTCAGATGGTTCTTCAACAACTTCTTCGTCAGATGGTTCTTCAACAACTTCTTCTTCAGCTTTTTCTTCGGATTCTTCAGCCTCTTCTTCAACAGGCTCTTTAACTTCCTCTGTAGAAGCTTCACCAAAAGTTAATACTTCACCATCGATAACAACTTTGCCTTCATCATTTAACTGATAAGAAACAAAGCCATCCTTTAACTGCATAATGTTACGTAAGATTTTAAGAACAGGCTGTCCTTTAACTGTCAAAACAACCATTCCATTCTCTAAATCTTCTTTGTCAGATAATGTGACAACTTCATCAGTATCCTTTACTAGATACTTGTTGAAACCACACTGGGCACCTAATACTTTACCTGAAGCAACTAAACCCATAGTTTCTAATACGTCTTTTCTTAATGGTCTTCCCATTATATTCTCCTATTAATCATAACGGATAACGATTAATTTCATTATCTGTAGATTATTTATTAGGATATTGAGCTAAATGATGATTGTGTCAAGCCCTGCACATTGAAGCTTTGTGATATTGTTTAACATATACTCTCCTGCCTCAAAACCTTTTGTCAGAGAGATGAATTTGTTCCGTGTGAGAGTTATATCGTTTATCACTAATTGTATCTCTACGACGTTTTTATCGCCATCTATGTACATCTTTACATCATTTGAGTTTAATGCCCTTGCAGATGATGATACAAGCTTTTGATAAAGACTTGACTTAATGCTTTTCATCTTTGTTTCAAAGAATCCTAAAATAGCTTCTAGCTCTTGTAATTGAGCAAACCTTTGTTCATAAAGGCAAGGTAGCTGAGAGATGCAATCAATAAGCTTTCCTTTGATCTTTATCTCCTCTTTTCCCTTTAAGTATTCTTCTTCAAAATGCTCTAATACGGCTGTGATTGAATTAGCATTATCCTTAATCATCTGCAAGTAGTTTGACATTAAATTATTTTCCTCTAATA